CGGCCACTGGTACGCCAACCGTGAAGCGGTGCTGGTCGGTTCGATTTCCAAGGAGTTTGAGTTTGCTGCGTCAGCGCTGCTCGAGCCTCTCAAGTGGAAGCAGTACACATGAGCATCGAAGGCCGCATTGCCATCGACGTGAACTTTGCAGACTCGTCTGACGCCACGGGCGTGCAGTCGCTGAAGAAGATTTCGTTGGTTGACACCAGCAGCTACAGCAGTGGCAAGGTTGCCATCGTGACCGGCACTTGTGGCACGGCAGCGGTGTCTATTGCTCTCGCCCCGACTTCCTACAGGGATGCGTCTGGCGGGCTTGTGTCGTTTTCCGTCGTGTCTCGCATCGCGTTCGCAGCCAATCCTTCTTCGTCCTGCAACGCGGATGGCGAGGATGAGCAGGTCGTGTCTTCTGGAAATCGCGTGAGCGTCACGGACGTATCAAACCCAATATCTTTTAGTGTGGCAAGGATAGGCACATCGGGCACTGCTGCCTACACCCTCGTGCTGTATGGGACGTGAGCCATGCTGAAAGCCGGCATCATGGACCAGAAAGCCGAGATCCAGACGCCCACCGAGGGCGTCAACAGCATCGGCGAGCCGACGTTCACCTACTCGGCCTTCGCCACCAGGTGGATGGCACTGCTGCCGCTGTCCGGCGCTGAGCGGATTGCCAGCCTGCAGAACGAGGGCACGGTCACGCACCGGGTGCGAATGCGGTACACCGCGGGCCTCAAGCCCAAGATGCGGCTGGTGAGCGAGGGCCGCACGTTCGAGATCGACTCGGTCGTCGAGCGAGGCCGACGCGAGGAGCACGAGCTGCTGGTCACGGAGGTCGTGGACTGATGGCTGTGCAGCTGGGCATGTCGGTTGACGGCATCAAGGAAGTCTTGCAGGGCTTTCAGGCGTTGCCGATTGGTCTGCAGCGAAAGTACCTGCGGGCCTCGGTCAACAAGGTTACCAAGCCCTATATCCAGCCCGTTAAAGCCCTCATTGCCCGTGGGCCGACCGGAAACCTCAAGCGGTCGGTGGGCGTGGTTACGGAAGCAAAGGTCAAGGGCAGGACGCAGACGGCCGTGCTTGGGTTCCGGCGTGGTGATAAAAGCGGTCAGAACGGCAAAAAGTCTGGCTATCACGCCTGGTGGATCGAGAACGGCGTAAAGACCCGGACGGCTAAGAACGGCCGAGCACTTAAGGTGCCGATGGCCATGGCCAAGAAATACAAGTACCTGATGGGCAAGGTGTCTCTGGTTGGCGGCGAAGACGGCGGGTCGATCTTCTTTCGCCAGGTGCGTGGCTTCGCCGGCACGGGAAAGTTTGCGGCATGGGCCGACCAGACGCTGCCACGCATTCGGGACGCCCTGCAGACCGAGCTCGTCAGCGCTCTGGCCAAGGCAGAGGCCGAGGCCATGCGGCGTGCGGCTAAGAGGTTCAAATAGTGGCCACAGTCACCCACATCGACGAGTCTCTGCTGCAGGTGCTGACGGCTAATGCCGAGGTCGCCCTGCAGGCCGGCAGCCGCATCTACCAGGTGCAGGCCCCGCAGGGCACGGCGTTCCCGTGCATCGTGTTCAACCGAGACTCGCAGCTGAAGACGCCATTCACGCACATGCTTGGGGCCGGCAGTTTGATCCGTGCTACCTACACGTTTTCCTGCATCTCCGACAACCTGCTCGAGGTGCGAAACCTGACTCGGGCCGTGAAGTCCGCCCTACAATACAAGAGCACGTCTGCCATCCGCCTGGCATCCTGCGTGAGCGAGGACGACCAGACAGAGCCGGCAGCGAGCGGGGAGCAGCTCCCCATCTACCGCACGGATTTGTCGATAGAAGTCACCTACAGTGAACCCTGAGCAGGGAGGCTCAGACCATGGCGAATGACATCGGACAGGGCACATACGTTACGTTCGGCAGCATCGTTGGAAAGGCCGCGACGCACTACAAGGACAACACCGTCTCGCTTGGTGGCGTGTCGCGTGACGTGGTCGACGCCTCGCACTTGCTCACCAGCGGTGGCAAGGAGTTCATCGGCAGCGAGTACTACGATCCGGGCGAACTGACGCTTGAGATTCACCACGACCCGTCGCTGAACCCGATCAGCCTGCTGACCAACGTAGACACGGCTCAGCCTTGCGTTATCTTCTTTGCGAATGGCGGCACCAGCACGGCACAATGGTCGGCCTACGGATTGGCGTCGGCCTTTGAGGCTTCGGCACCCAAGGACGACATGATGACCGGGACGCTGACCATCAAGCTCAGCGGCAACCTCAAGGTTACCACGTAGGCAGGAGGCGCGGACTGTGGCTCTCACCCGTGAGCAGATCAAGGCCAAGCGTGGCGTAAGGCCGCGTGTGCCCGTAGAAGTGCCAGAGCTTGGCACGGTCTACGTCGCCAAGATGACCGCCAAAGACCGCGATGCTTTCGAGCAGATGGTCACTGGCGGAAAGGTTGGCGGTGTCAACCTGACCAACATCCGGGCACGGTTCGTTGCCCTGGTGTGCGTCAACGAAGACGGCACCAAGATGTTCGAGGAAGGCGACGCCGAGTGGCTCGGCGAGCTCGACACGGACATCGTGCAGGCCATTGTCGACGAAGGCTTCAAGCTCAACGGCATCGGTGGCAACGCTCTGGAGGACGCCACAAAAAACTAGAGCGCCGCCCGATCATCCTCTTCCTGTACCGCCTGGCCCTGAAGCTCGGCATCTGGAACGTCGAAGATCCGGGCGGCCTGGCTGAGACGATGAGCGTCGACCAGTTGTACGGCTGGATGGCTGCATTCACGTTGATGCCGTGGGGTGACGAGTGGCTGAGGGACGCGGTACTCATGGCACAGCAGTACAACGCGAACCGTCCCAAGGGTAAGCCGGCTCTGCAGCCGTGGGACTTTATGCCGATCGAGCAGCGTCCGCAGTCGCAGGACGAGATGTGGCGAATCCTCCAGCAGGTGAGGACCTAGGCCATGGCTGCGAAGAACTTCGGCCGCGTCAACGTCTCGATCACCGCCAGCACGGGCGGGCTGACGGCGGGACTGGGTCGCGCCGGCAAGCAGCTCAAGACGTTTGGCTCAAGCGTCGGCGGGCTGTCCGGTGTAATGGGGCGGCTTGGCGGTTCAATGGGCAGCCTGCTTCCTGTCTTTGGGGCATTTACGACAGCAGCTGGTGCCATAGCTGCACTGACGTCTGCAACTCGAGCGGCCGAAGCTCTGCACAATCTTTCCCAAGAGCTTGGCGTTGCCACTGGTGACCTGCAGGTCATGCAGCAAGCAGCAGCCGAAAGCGGCGTTAGCCAAGAGCTTCTGACTACAGGGCTGCGGCGCACCAGCCGAATGGTCGGCGAGCTGGCCATGGGAACGCCTGGAGCCGTCAAGGCGTTTGCGCAGCTTGGCCTGACGATGCAAGACCTGGCTGGCATGTCTACGGCACAGCAGTTCGCGCTGATCTCAGAGCGCATCGCAGCTCTTCCTCCGCACATGCAGGCTGCGGCAGCAATCGACATCTTTGGCCGTAGCGGCCAAGGCATGCTGAACTTTATCCGCAACGGCAGTCAGGCAATCGGCGAGATTGACACGCTTCTGACGCAGCTTGGCGTCAAGATGAGCGGCGAGCAGGTCGCTGCTATTGAAGGAATGGGTGATGCCCTGGGGCGGTTGACGCTGCCAATGCAGGGATTCATTAATCAGTTTCTTGCCGAGCTCGCCCCGGCAATAACCGCTGTTTCACAGATTCTTCTTGAGTTCTTCACGTCATCCAATACCGGATTTTCTTACGCAAAGCTGTTCGCAGATGGACTGATTGTGGCACTCAAGGGCCTGGTGGCTATCGGCTCGATTCTCGTCGGCACATTCCAGATGTTTAAGGCGCTGCTGCTTGGCATTGCTGCAGCAGCCACTACAGCGTTTGGCGTCATGGCGACTGCGATAGGTTCTGTTCTTGAGTTCCTTGGCCAAATCATTCCCGGCTTACAGTCAGTCGGGCAGGGTATCTCGCAGTTTGGCGAGCAGACGCAGATGGTCGGAGATGCGTTGTTTCAAGAAGCCAACAGCGCGTTCGGTGCCGCCTTGGAGAACTTTGCCAATCCGCTGCAGGGCTTCGACCAGAAGATGGCGGATGCTCAACGACAAGCCGCTGAGTCGGCAGTGAAGCCAGTTGAGGCCGCCGCCACGGTTGCCGGGCAGATTGCAGGCGACCAAATCACGAAGGCTATTACCGCTTCTTCTCAGGCCCTGAAGGCCATCGTGGTTGGCACGTCGGAGGGCGAGGCGTTCCGCAACGCGATCATGCGTGGGGCCGACCCGCGCCTGGAGGGCGACGCCCAGAATGAGAC